GCTGACGGCTTGCGTGAGATTTACACCATGCAGGATATCGTAGACAGTGTAACTACTGGCGGCGGTATTGATTTCATTGAGCTTGGTGATACGCCCGACAACTATACCGGCGCTGCCGGTCAGGCGCCCAACCCCAATGAGTGGAGTTATGTGGATTGCGTTCAAGCCCGCGAAGAGTAAATGCAGCCTCGTTATATTTACGGTAAGAAGACCGACCACGACCAGTATTGGATTTACTGGGAGAGTCCAGTATACGAGGCAACATGTCCAGCACCATCACCCTATTCGAAATCCTCACCCTCGCGGGGGCGCTTATTGGAGTATACTTTAAGCTCCAAACGGAAATCGGAAAGCTGAAAGGGCGCATCGCTATGCTGGAGAAGCAGGAGCTACAGGTCATGAGTATGTTGGAGAAGCTTGTCGTTTCTGTCGACGAGCTCAAGCTCCTCCTCGCACAGCAAGGCATCAAATGAAGTACTTCACCTACTCTGAGTTCGACTCCCCGGACCTACCCGGCTCCGGCCATGAGATGCAGGACATCTTTTTGGAAAAGCTGGATTTGGCTCGTGAGCTCAGTGGGGTACCCTATGTTATCAACTCGGGCTTTCGGACGCCTGAGCACAATGCTGAGGCGGGGGGAGTCCCGGGAAGCAGCCATCTAACGGGCTGGGCTAGTGACGTGCGTGCGGATAGTTCCAACCGCAGGTTTCTGATTGTCAAGGGCCTCATCGAGGCCGGCTTCAATCGCATTGGCATAGGGCAGAATTTTGTGCATTGCGACTGCGACCCGAGTAAATCCGGCAACGTCATCTGGTTGTACTGAATTGCGTACCTTGGTTCTATGATTGATTTTATCGTAGAAAACTGGATTGCCTTGACTATTGGTGTTATGGCGCTTTTGAAAGTTATCGTGAATCTCACGCCTTCAGAATCTGACAATGCTGTATTTGGTTATCTCGATATCCTTATTACTGCTATTACTGGCGACCGGAGAAAGAAGTAAGATGGCTAAGATTAAAACGTACAATAACGCTACGACCCCGCTATCTGGCGGGGACAAGGTGATTGGTACTGAGGCCACTGACGACAGTACCAAGAACTTTACGGTTCAAGATATCGCCGACTTCACTCTGAACCCGGCTAACGGCAATGTCGTCAATTCCGTAAGCGGGCTGGGGCCTATTAGTACGAGCCCTACCACGGGCAATGTAGCTGTTTCGCTAGACACTGTTTCTGGTGTTCAAGCCGCGTATACTTATGCCAACGTTACTGTCGACCAGTACGGAAGGGTTGTCTCGGCATCTACCAATACCCCGGTAGAGTCTGTGAACGGTATTGACGGTAATGTTACGCTTAGCGCCGGCACCGGAGCGAGCGTTGTTACTGACCCCACTGACCCTCAGAATATCATCATCTCCACCACGGGCAGCGGCGGCGGCGGTAGCGTTACGCAGGTAGACACAGGAACGGGCCTTGACGGTGGACCGATTACTACCACGGGTACCATCAACCTTGCGGACACAGCGGTAACCGCAGATACCTATACAAACCCGACCATCGACGTAGATGCTCAGGGTCGCATCACAGGTGCGTCTAATGGCCCAACCATCGACCTTCAGTATGTACTTAACAACGGGGGTGTAGCGAATTCAGGCAGCATCACTCTTACGGGAGGTGGTGTTATTGCTCCCACTGGAGTCATTGGAGCTCTTTCTTCTTCTGCTATTAGCGTATTAGGCCTCACTGTTAGTGAGGACTTGGTGGACGGGAATGGCTCTTCAGGCACTTTGGGTCAAGTGCTAGTATCCGACCCGACGCTTAATGGTGGGGCTGGCGGAGTGGTGTGGAGCGATGTTACTACCCGAGTTGCTAAGGTTACCGTTAGTTCTGCTTCATTGAATGCCGCTACCCCAGTTACTGTAGTGGGGGCACCCGGAGCAGGAAAGTACATTCAGGTAATTTCGGCGGCGGCGAAGTATAACTACGGGACATCGACCTATACTTTTGCAGCTCCTTTGAAATTGTATAGCAATTCAAGTGCTCCTCAATTTGAGCTGGATGAGAATTACCTATTACTTCCAGCATCTCAGATTAGGGCCATGTCGTTAACTGTCAGTGGCGCGTTAGACGCAAACTCACCTGTTTTATTTGCTCCAGCATCTGTTCCGTCTTCTACTGGTGACGGGGATATTGAGCTCAACGTAGAGTATCGCATTGTAGAATTCTAATGCGAGATATTCGTAAGGTTTGTATCGGTCCTGACTATAAGGACTCGATGTGTTACGTGGTGGGTCAGGCCGTTCTCGGCAATACCCACCATGTGCATTTAATTAAATACAACGATGAGACGGGGGGTGTCCTCATCTACATTGAGCAAGACAACGTGGTCATCCTATGGAAGGAGTTCACGGCGCCTATGCCTATTTCAATAGAATACAACATCAACTTTTGAGAGCGGTCAATCAGTTTATCGTACAGGGACAGAGATACAACAATACCAAGGGAGACCTCATCGTAAATACGAGCGAGGAAGACCACCGCTTCTCGAACCGGGAAGGCGTGGTCGTGGCTCTACCCTTGGGTTATGACGGTCCTATTGGTGTGGGCGATACCCTCCTCGTTCACCACAACGTATTCAAGTACTACAACGATATGAAGGGCCGCCAGCAGAGCGGTCGCAGCTTCTTACGTGACGACTTGTTCTTAGTCGATTACGACCAGTTCTATATGTGGCGTAGCGACGGCGACTGGGAGCCTCACGACAGGTACTGCTTTGTGGAGCCTATACCCCCCAAAGAATCTATCATCTTCAAGCCTTTAACAGAGGAGCCGCTCATGGGTATAATGAGATATCCTAATGATTATCTTAAGGGCCAAGGAATCGAGTCTGGTGATACGGTGACGTTCCGTCCTGAGAGTGAGTATGAGTTCATTGTAGACGGGGAAAAGCTATATCGGATGTTCGACCATCAAGTGACATGCAAGATTCAAAACGACTGAAGGAGCGCATCATCGCTGCGGGGCGGATAGCTGTTGAGCAACTGATTAAGGTGGCTCAGGAGGATATCTTAAAGCCCGGAGAGGACGACGACCTTGCAGCGGATAGGTTGAAGAATGCGGCGGCTACCAAGAAGCTGGCCATCTTCGACGCGCTAGAGATTTTGAATCGCATAGACTCCGAAGAAGAGGAGTTGGAGATGGCGGCAGGAACTACCAAGACGGAAAGCAAGGTGGGTTTTGCAGAGCGACGTTCAAGATAAGCTGTACCGCCCCGCAGAGGGTAGGGTAACAAAGGCCGTTAAAGCCAATAAGAACCGCGCGAAGACGTGGCACTATGGCTATAACGAGAAATACGATATGGTGGTCATCTCCAAGTCGGGACAGATTGGGGACATCATCAACATCAACGGGTTGGATATAGCCCTTCCTCCAGAGCCAAAAGATTTAGGGACCGGAAAAAACAGGTGGGTTCGCGAGGAGCTGCCTAAATCGCTAACCCGCATACAGAGCATCTTCCAGTGGAACGATATGCCCAAGGCGTTTAAAGACAACTGGGTAGAGTATATCGAGAAAGAATTTGACTGCCGCGAGGAAGGCCACTGGTTTATGAATAACGGCGTTCCGACTTATGTAACTGGCGCCCACTATATGTATTTGCAGTGGACGAGTATCGACGTGGGGTACCCTGACTTCCGTGAGGCCAATAGGATATTCTTTATCTTCTGGGAGGCGTGCAAGGCTGACATGCGATGTTTTGGTATGATGTACCTCAAGATTCGTCGTTCTGGATTCTCCTTCATGGGGTCTTCGGAGTGTGTCAATACCGGTACGTTGGCTAAGGACTCACGCGTAGGAATACTCTCAAAGACAGGCTCGGATGCGAAGAAGATGTTTACGGATAAGGTGGTGCCCATTGCCAACCGACTTCCGTTTTTCTTCAAACCTATACAGGACGGCATGGATAAGCCGAAAACGGAACTGGCGTTTCGTATCCCTGCTTCGAAGATTACAAAGAAGAATATGTACGATGTGGAGGACGAAGAGATTTTCGGACTGGACACCACTATCGACTGGAAAAATACTGACGACAACTCCTACGACGGAGAGAAGCTAATCCTACTGGTCCATGACGAGAGCGGGAAGTGGGTCAAGCCCAACAATATCCTCAACAACTGGAGGGTTACCAAGACGTGCTTGCGCTTGGGAAGTAAGATTATCGGCAAGTGCCTGATGGGTTCTACGTCAAACGCCTTGGCTAAGGGTGGCTCCAACTTCAAGAAGCTGTACGAAGATTCCGACCCCCGCACACGCAATGCCAATGGTCAGACCAAGAGCGGGATGTATTCTCTGTTCATCCCTATGGAGTACAATATGGAAGGCTTCATAGACCAGTATGGCCACCCCGTCTTCCACGCCCCGGAGAAGCCCATCAACGGCGTTGACGGGATGAAGATTAAGTCTGGCGCTATCGACTACTGGGAGGCTGAGGTAGAGAGTATGAAGAGCGACCCCGATGCGCTCAACGAGTTCTACCGTCAGTTCCCACGTACGGAGTCTCATGCCTTCCGCGACGAAAGCAAGCAGAGCCTATTCAACCTCACTAAAATCTACCAGCAGATAGACTATGCCGACAGCCTTGTTAAGGAACACTATCTCACTCGCGGGTCTTTCCATTGGGAGAACGGCATCAAAGACTCTCGGGTCATCTTTAGCCCCGATAAGCGCGGGCGGTTTAATGTGTCTTGGACGCCACCGAAGGGCATGCAAAATCGTTGGATAGATAAGCGGGGTACTAAGTATGCAGGGAATGAACACATTGGTTCTTTTGGATGTGACTCCTACGACATTAGTGGTACTGTGGGCGGTGGTGGTTCTAACGGTGCTCTTCATGGAATGACCAAGTTCCATATGGACGATGCCCCCACCAATGAGTTTTTCTTAGAGTATGTAGCTCGCCCGCAGACGGCAGAGATATTTTTTGAGGAGGTGCTTATGGCGTGCGTCTTCTATGGTATGCCCATCCTTATCGAGAACAACAAGCCTAGGCTACTGTACCACTTTAAGAACCGTGGGTACCGGGGGTTCTGTATGAATAGGCCCGACAAGCACTTCAATAAACTGAGTAAGACGGAGCGCGAGCTCGGCGGTATCCCCAACAGTTCTGAAGACGTTAAGCAAGCCCATGCCGCAGCTATCGAGAGCTATATTGAAAAGCACGTGGGAATAGATATGGACGGCACGTTCCGCGATGCGGGCGAGATGGGCACTATGCCTTTCGTGCGTACGCTAGAGGATTGGGCGCGTTTTGATATTAGCAATCGTACTGCTTTCGATGCTACTATCAGCAGTGGTTTGGCGGTGATGGCCAATCAAAAACACCTCTATACGCCTCAGTCACAGAAGAGTTCAATAAG